TCCTCCAGATCGTGTCTGCCGGGCTCACCAACAACCCCAACCTCGCAATGGCGGCGCTGAACGCCAGATCGGAGACCGACACTATGGACAAGGCTGTCCTGGAGGCCCTCGGCCTCAAAGCCGATGCCACCACGGCCGACGCCGTCGTGGCGATCAACGCGCTGAAGGTGAAGTGCGACACCGCGCTGAACTCGGCCGCGCACCCCGACCCGGAAAAGTTCATCCCGAAGGCGGACCACCAGCTCGCCCTGAACCGGATCGCGACATTCGAGGCGGATGCCAAGACCCGCACCGAGGCCGAGATCGTGGCCATCGTCGACGCCGCCGTCGCAGCCGGCAAGGTCGCGCCGGCATCGAAGGACTATCACCTGGCGTCCTGCCGGGCCGAGGGCGGGCTGGACCGCTTCAAGGCGTTCGTCGCTGCAAGCCCGGTGATCGCCGCGGCCGCCGCGGATCCGAAGAAGGCCGGTGCCGATCCGGTCGCGCTCAATGCCGAGGAGCGGCAGCTCTGCGCCATCATGGGCATGAAGCCCGAGGAATTCGCCGCGCAGAAGGCGGCCCAGGCGAAAAAGGAGTAACCAGCCATGATCATTTCCCCGGCCGTCCTGACCGGCCTCAACACCGCGCTGCAGAAGAGCTTCGTCGACGGCTATTCGTCGATGCAGGCACTGGCCTTCTGGTCTCAGATCGCCACGCTCGTGCCTTCGACCACCTCTTCGAACACCTATGGCTGGCTCGGCGACTTCCCGGCGCTTCGGGAATGGATCGGCGACCGTGTCCTGAAGGACATGAAGGCGCAGGGCTACACGATCTCGAACAAGCTTTACGAGAGCTCGATCACGGTGCAGCGCACCCAGATCGAGGATGATCAGTTTGGCCACTTCGCGCCCGTCTCCCGCTCGATGGGCGAGGCCGCGGCGCGCCATCCCGATTTCCTGGTCAACGACGCCCTGACCCAGGGCGAGACGACCGTCTGCTACGATGGCCAATATTTCTTCGACACGGACCATCCGACGGCGCCGAACCACGACGGCACCGGCACGGCCACCGTCTGGTCGAACTGGGAAGCTGGCGCCAATCCGCGCTGGTATCTCTTCGACACGTCGAAGGCGATCAAGCCGCTCATCTTCCAGGAGCGCACGAAACCGGAGCTTGAAGAAAAGCGCGATCCGTCGAACTCGGATACCGTTTTCATCAAGGACGCCTACCTGTGGGGCATCCGCTACCGGTGCAACGCCGGCTACGGTTTCCCCCAGATGGCCTTCGGCGCCCGCACGGCGCTCAACGCGGCGAACTTCGAGGCCTACCGGACCCGCATGGGCCAGATCAAGGCCGACGGCGGCCGCCCGCTGGGCATCCGCCCGACCCTCTGCATGGTCGGCCCGTCCAACGAGGCCGCCGCGAAGGCGCTCTTTGAGGCGCAAATTCTGCCCGGTGGCGGGACCAACACCAACTTCAACGCCGTCAAGGTCGTTGTGAACCCGTGGATGGCCTGACATGACCCAGCTTCTTCTCATCAAGGCCGTCGCCACCGCGCTGCACGGGACGTTTTTTCGGCTGGGCCGCGCCTGGCCGAAAGAGGGCACCGTCGTCGCCGAAGACGAGTTCTCGTCGGAGGAATGGGCGGTCCTCAAGGCCGAGCCGATGCTGCACATCGTGCCGGCGCCCCACGAACTGGAGGTGGCCGCGGCCGATGACCGCCGCGCGATCGACGCGATCAAGGCGGCGATCGGCACCCTGCCGCCCGAGGAGTTCGATGCCCAGGGCAAGCCCAAGGTTGCGGCGTTGAAGGCTGCACTGCCTGGCGTCGCCGTCACGGCCGCGCTGCGTGATGCCGCCTGGGCCGAGGTCAATCCTCCGGCGTCCAGCTGATCCCCGGCGGGACGCCGGCGAGCAGCGCGCGGTTTCGGGGCCACCGCAGCGTGAGAGACGATAAGGCCCCGACCAATACCGAGCGAAAGCCCGGCGTTGATCCGCACCTATCAAGGCCACAGCCGGCCTATGGGCGGGGAGCCGGGCGAGTAGGCCGCCCAGGGCGTTCTGGGACGCGAACGTCGCAAGGGGGCGTGACGGCCGGGAGAGACCGGCACCAGCATTCACAGGTGACCGATGCCCTACGCCTTACAGACCGACATCGTCACACTCTACGGCCGCAACGCGCTCGTGGTGGCCGACCACGATGGCAGCGGCACGGTCGACGGCCTCTCGGTAGACCGTGCCTTGGACCTCGCCTCGGCCGAGATCGACAGCTATCTGGCGGTGCGTTACCGGCTGCCCTTGCATGAGGTGCCGGCGGTCCTCGTCCAGTATTGCGTCGATTTCGCGGTCTATCGGCTGGCGCTGTCGGCCGATGTCCTGTCGGACGAGCACCGCCGCCGTTACGAGGACGGGCTGAAGGCGCTGAAAGAGATCGCCGCCGGCCGCGCTACGCTCGTCTTCCTGACGCCCGTCCCGGTCGATCCGAATACCGATCCGACCGTCGCCAGCGGCCCGCGCCCGATCGTCTCCGGCGGGCCGCCACGGATCTTTACGCGCGCTGACATGAGGGACCTCTGATGGTCGGCATTGCGGTAAACCTTGACGTTGATGTGTCGGGACTTCGGCCCTTGGTCTCGGCGCTCGATGACCAGGCGCTTGGCGACATCATGTATGGCGTCGGCCAGCTGGTCGAGAGCCAGACCAAGGAGCGGATCGCGACCGAGAAGCGTGCGCCGGGTGGCGCGGCCTGGGCACCCTGGTCGCCTGACTACGCTACGACCCGCGGCGCCGCGCAGTCGCTCCTGGTCAGCGAGAACAATCTCCTGACCAGCATCCAGAACTACACGCGAGGTCTGACGGCCGAGGTCGGAACCAACCTCGTCTATGGGGCGATCCACCAGTTCGGCGGTGCAGATGCCGGCAAGCCCGGCCTGCCGGCGCGGCCCTATCTGGGCCTCTCTGCCCAGAACGAAGCCGACATCCGGGATCTGGTCATCGACAGCCTGCGCGAGGGCCTGCAATGAGCGATCCGCGCCACGACCTTCTTCACGCACTGCCGCAGCTCGTGGCTGACCAGGTGCTGATCGCCCTGCCTGGGCTCGCGACCTGCCGGGGCTTTGCCGGCCGCTTCGACCTGGCCGCGCTGAAGCGACTGTCGATCAAGGCCCCTGGCGTCCTGGTCGGCCGCACCGGAGCGCGCCAAAGCGACGTTCTGTCCGGCCCGCACAAGCTCTACGAGTTCGACATGGCGGCCTTTGTGGTCACCAAGGACGCGCTTGGCCTGCCGCGCGACGAGGCGGCCGCGAATATCACCTCAGTCCTCCTGCGCCTGATCCCCGAAAAGACCTGGGGACAAATTGGCGTCGGCGCCGCACAGCGCGTCCGCGAGCAGCCGCTGGTGACCGAGGCGAGCGAGACGGCCCAGGTCAGCCTCTGGGCCGTCACCTGGATGCAGCCCGTTGCGCTCGCGGGCTACCCCCTGACCAATCCGCAGCCCATCGACCTTTATGTCGGGCAGGACGTGCCCCCGGGCGCCGCCAATATCGGCGACTATGTCCAGATCGGGGGTGCGCCGTGACCTTTGCCGCCGCCGAAGCAGACCGCCGCATCGCCAACGTGCTGCAGGTCGGCACCATCACCGCCGTCGACGGCGCGACCGGCAAGGCCCGCGTCAAGGTCGGCGACCTCGACCTGCCGCCCCTGAATGTCGCCCAGTTCCGGGCAGGCGGCCTCAGCCTCTGGTGGATGCCGACCGTGGGCGAGCAAGTGCTCGTCGCTTGCCCCTCGGGCGATGCGGCACTGGGGATCGTGCTGGCCTCGATCTTCGCCGGCAACGCCCCCTCGGCCGACGCCGGCACGCCGATGATCGAGCTCGCCGGCGGCACGATGAAGATCAACGGGACGCTGGAGCTGACGGGCGACGTGATCGCCCAGGGCGTCTCGCTCGTCAATCACAAGCACGGCGGCGTCACCGCCGGCACGGACCAGACAGGAGCACCCATCTGATGACGGATCGTCGCAAGTACATCGCTCTGTTCCCCGGCTGGGTCGCCGGCCGCCGCGTCGAGGCCGGCGACGAGATCCTGCTGACCGAAGCGGAGGCGGAATATGAGCATGTCTCGCCGGCCGAGGACGCGCCGCCCGCGAAGGAGGGCAAGCGCAAGTGACCGGCCTGTCGCGCATCACGGCACGGGAAATCGACTTCGACGCGCACCTGGCGCAATCGGTGAACGATATCCTGTCGACGCCCAAGGGCAGTCGCGTGATGCGCCGTACCTACGGGTCGGACCTGCCGAAGCTGATTGACGCCCCCATGAATGGCGAGACGGTGGTGGACCTCTTCATGGCGACCGCCGAGGCGATCGACGCCTGGGAGCCTCGCCTGAAGCTCATCCGCGTTGAAATCGCCTCGGCCGAGGCGGGCCACGTGGAGCTGGTGCTGACTGGCGAGGTGCAGGGCCGGCCCGTCGAGGTCAAGGCAGAGGTGGTGCTGTGAGCGGGTTCGACGCGATCAACCTGTCACTCCTGCCGCCGCCGGCGGTGGTCGAGCCGCTGGATTTCGAGGCGATCCTCGCGGCGATGAAGGCCGACCTGATTGCCCGCGCGCCTGAGCTGGCGCCGGTGATGGCGCTGGAAAGCGAGCCGGCCGTCAAGCTGCTGGAGGTCTGCGCCTACCGCGAGCTCCTCATCCGCCAGCGGGTCAACGACGCGGCGCGCGCCGTCATGCTGGCGACCGCGACCGGCGCCGACCTTGAAAACCTCGCAGCACTCTACGGCGTCACCCGGCTTACGATCACGCCGGCCGACACGAGCGTGACACCGAATGTCCCGGCCGTGATGGAGAGCGACACGGCCTTCCGCGCCCGCATTCAACTGGCCCTTGAAGGGTTTTCGACGGCTGGACCGACAGGGGCCTACATATTCCACGCGCTCTCGGCCGACCCGATGGTCAAGGATGTCTATGTCGACAGCCCGACGCCCGGCACGGTCCGAGTGACTGTCCTGTCGCACGAGGCGAATGGAGTTCCGTCCGCCCCCGTTCTGGCGGCCGTCGCGGCCCGGCTCAGTGCTGATGAGGTCCGGCCACTCTGCGATACGGTTTCCGTCGAGGCCGCAACGATCGTCAACTATGCTGTCGCGGCCAGCCTCGAATTCCTCGACGGGCCGGATCCAGCGGTCGTGCTGGCCGAGGCGGTCGCCGCCGTCACCGCCTATGCGGGGCAGGCGCATGCACTCGGGCGAGACATCACCTTTTCCGGGCTCTACGCCGCCTTGCACCGGCCCGGTGTTGCCCGTGTCACGCTCAGCTCACCCACCGCCGAGGTTGCAATCGCTCCGACTGCGGCAGCCTGGTGCACTGCGATCGACGTGGTGGCGGCATGAACGCGATGACCACCATCCTGCCGGTCAACGCAACCGCGACCGAACGCGCGATGGAGGGCGCCGCGGCGCGGATCGGCGACGTGCCCGTGCCGAACGCGGACCTCTGGAACCCTGCGACCTGTCCGGCCGCGCTTCTGCCCTGGCTTGCCTGGGCGCTTTCGGTCGATGACTGGGACGCGAACTGGACTGAGGACAGAAAGCGCGAAGTGATCGCCGCAGCGGTCTACGTCCATCGCCACAAGGGCACGGTCGCGTCGATCCGCACGGCGATCGACAAGGCCGGTTTCGCCGGCGCCGAACTGCGCGAGCGCTGGAGCACCAGCCTGCATGATGGATCCTTCACTCACAACGGCGCCCGTAGTTATGCCCCCGGCGACCATTGGGCCGAATACCGGGTCGTTCTGGCGGCCCCGATTTCGCTCAAACAGGCCGCCTGGTTCCGGGCGCAACTTGCCCGTGTCGCACCTGCCCGCTGCCACCTGAAGGCGCTCAGCTATCTGCAGGCGCTCAACATCTACAACGCCGCGATCACCTACGACGGCACCTACAGCCATGGAGTTGCCTGATGGCCAATTTGCCCGAAGCCTCGCAATGGGAGCCCGGTATCTACCAGTTGGAAGTGACCGATCCGGTCGTTGGCGGCACGCCGAACGTGACGACCGGCGCGGGCAAGTCGAACATCCCCCAGCTCCTGCTCGCCAACCGCACGCGCTACCTGAAGGACGCGTTCGAGACGTCCGGGCTCGGGGTCGACGTAATCCCCGGCGCCGCCGTCGCAGACTTCAACACCCCGACGCTCGGGGGCCGCTACAGGGCGAATGCCGGAGCGCAGAATGCCCCTCTGGTGGGGGTGGCATTCACCTTTGATCACAAGGCAGGCGCCTCGGTCGCTGACGCCACTCAGTTCGCGGAGGCGACGGGCAGCGGACGGCAGTTCTGGCGCGCGAAAGTCGGCGGCAATTGGCAGGCGTGGCGTGAACTCGCCATCTACCCGGACACCAATCCGGGCCTCATGGCACGCGCAGCGTCGGGCGCTCCGATCGCGCGCAGCCTGGCGGCAGGCGCAGGTATCACCGTCACGAACGGCAACGGCCAGGCCGGCAATCCCACGGTGGCCGTCGATCTGACGGGTGCATTTGGATCGAACCTCGCGCTGTCCGGATGGCAGCGGCTGCCGTCCGGGCTCATCCTGCAGTGGGGAAGCACAAGCACGATTGCCCAGGGAAGCAGCGTCCCGGTGACCTTCCCGATCAGCTTCCCCACCGCGCTTCTGCAGGTGCTCGTCTCGTCTGTCGCCTCGATCGACAGCACGAACTCCTATTCGGTCTCGACCCGGGCGGAGACCCTTAGCGGCATGCGCGTGACCAACAACAGCGGATCATCCGGCGTGGCGACCGGACGCTGGCTCGCTCTTGGATATTGAGGTGATCATGTTCTTTTCGGCATCGACGGGCGGGTTTTACACGGCTGAAGTTCATGGCTCGAACATGCCGAACGACGCCTTGGCGATCACGGCCGCGGACTATGAAGCTCTGCTGCAGGCCCAAGCTCTTGGCGCAGAGATCAAGGCCGGCGCGCATGGCGCACCGGTGGCGGTCTTCCCGACGCCACCCGATCCGGCCGCGCAGCTCGCGGGCCTCCGCGCGCGCACCTCGATCACCCGCGTGCAGTTTTGCAAGGCGTTGAAAGCTCTTGGCGTGATGACCGCGCCCGAAGCCATCGCGGCGGCCAAGGGCGATTGGCCGCCGGCCTTTGCCGCGGCACTGTCGATCATGCCTGGGATCGATCCGACTGACGCCCAGATCGAATGGGCAGGCACCGCCACGATCCATCGGCTCTATCCCCTCTTTGTCGAGCTTCTGAACTGGCACGGCGCCGCCGCTGGCCTGACGGCCGCGCAAGCCGAGGCGCTCGGCGACCAGATTTTTGGCATCACCGCCCCGACCCCCTGAACAGAGGAACCCCATCATGCCCACCGCATTCCTGCACGGCGTCGAGGTCATCGAGATCGCGAATGGCCTGCGACCCATCCAGACTGTCAAATCGTCGATCATCGGACTTGTCGGCACCGCGCCGGCGGCCGACCCGCTGCTTTTCCCCACCGACACGCCCGTCCTGGTGACCGGACCGCGCCAGGCAGAGACGCTCGGCGCGACCGGCACGCTTCGCGATGCCTACAACGCGGCCTACGCCCAGGGCGTCAACGTCATGATCGTGGTGCGCGTGACGGCCGGCGCCGATGCCGCCGCGACCCTCGCCGCGGTCGCGGGCAGCCAGACCACGGGCACTGGCGTCTGGGCGCTACTGAATTCGCGCGCCATCACGGGCCAGATCCCGCGCATCCTGGCCGCACCCGGTTTCACGTCGACGCTGGCCGCCGATCCGGCCTCGCCGGTCACGCTCAACCTCATCTCGATCGCCAACCGCCTGCGGGGGGTCGTCATCGCAGACGGGCCGAACACCAACGAGGCCGATGCCCTGACCGACCAGGGCAAGTACGGCTCGGACCGGCTCTACATCGTCGATCCGGCCGTGCGCGTCTGGAATAGCGTGTCGGCCGCCTATGTAACGCGGCCGGCCTCGGGCTATGTGGCCGGTGCGCTCAGCCGCATCGACATGGACAAGGGCTTCTGGTGGTCGCCCTCGAACCAGATCCTGCAAGGGGTCGCCGGCACCGCGCGCCCGATCACCTTCCAGATCTCGGACACCGAAACCGAGGCCAACCGCCTGAACGAGGGACAGGTGGCAACGATCGTCCAGCAGAACGGCTTCCGCCTCTGGGGCAACCGCTCTTGCGCGACTGATCCCCTCTGGGCCTTCCTGTCGATACGGCGCACGGCCGACATGATCTACGAGAGCATTGAGGCCGCGCACCTGTGGGCGATGGACCGGCCGTTCTCGGTCCAGCTCCTCCTCGACATCAGGGATAGCGTCCAGGCCTACATCAACACGCTGACGGCGCGGGGCGCGCTCCTCGGCGGTTCGGTCTGGCTCGATCCCGAGCTGAACACCGAGACCGAGATGAAGGCGGGCAAGCTCTACATGAACTTCGACATCGAGCCGCCCGCACCGCTCGAACACCTCATCTTCCGCGCACACCGCAACGGCTCGTACTACGACGAGCTGGTGACGGCCGTCGCGGCAGCCCAGTAACAGGAGCCGCCCATGTCCATGCCCCGCACCATCCGCAACTTCAACGTCTTCGTCGACGGCGTGAGCTACTTCGGCCGCGCGACCGAGGCGAAGCTTCCCCAGCCCAAGATCCAGACCGACGCCCACCGGGGCGCAGGCATGGACGGCCCGGTCGGCATCGACATCGGCATGGAGGGGATGACGGCCGAATGCACCTTCGCCGAATGGGACCCGGTCCTTCTGAAGAAGCTTGGGACGCAACAGCGCCTGGTCTTCCGGCCGGCCCAGCTGGGTGAGGACACGGTCGCGGCCGACACGATCATCGCGACGGTCGGCGGCCTCATCACCGCCACCGAAACCGGCGACCTGAAGCCCGGCCAGGCCACGGGCGCGAACCTGAAGCTCGCGGTCGACGTCCGCTACTACCGGCTGGAGATCAACGGCGTCGAGATCTGCGAAATCGACATCGTGAACGCCAAACGCCGGATTGGCGGGGTCGACCAGCTGGCCGAAATGCGCCGTGCAATGGGTCTTTAAGGAGGCGTTCAATGACCAGCAAAACCGTCACTCTCAGCCAGCCCGTCCAGCGCGGCGAGACCGCGATCGCCGCGATCGACGTCCAGAAGCCCCGAACCGGCAGCCTGCGCGGCCTCGCCCTGACCGACGTGCTGCGCATGGACGTCAACGCCATGCTGAAGCTCCTGCCGCGCATCACGCAACCGGCGCTCCTGCCAGACGAGGTCGCAGCGCTCGACCCGGCCGACCTGACCGAACTGGCGGGGACGGTGGTCAGTTTTTTCGTGAGCGCGGAGCAGCTGAAGGCGCTGGAGAGCCAGGCCTAGAGCTGCCCGACGAGATCGAGGAGGCGATGGCCGATATCGCCATCGCCTTCCACTGGACGCCTCGGGACATGGACCCGATGAGCCTCGACGAACTGAGCGGCTGGTGGCGCCGCGCCCGCGACCGGATGAAAGGCCCGGATGATGAGTGACCTCAATGTCAGCCTGATCCTGCGCCTGGTCGACAAGGCCTCCGCACCGGCGCGCACCGCGATGCGCGCCCTGCAGCGCATCGGGGGCGAGGATTTCGCGCGGCGCGCGGGGCAGATCAGCAAGGGCGCCGGCCTCATGAAAACCGGGCTCCTGGGCATGGCGGGCGCGGCCCGCACGGGCGCAGCGGTCCTGACGATCTACAGCGGGGCGATGGCCGGGCTGGCCGTCGCTTTCATCAAGCCGGCCGCGCAATTCGAACGGTTCAACGTCCAGCTGACAACGCTCGAAGGCTCGGCTGAGGGCGCCAAGCGCGCCATGAGCTGGATCGAGGATTTCGCGACCCGCACGCCGCTGGAGATGGACCAGACGGTTCAGGCCTATGCCAAGCTCAAGGCCTTCGGGATCGACCCGACGACCGGCGCGCTGCAGGCCGCCGTCGACACGATGGCGGCGGTCGGTGGCGGGGCCGAACAACTGGACGGGATCGTCCTGGCGCTCGGGCAGGCCTGGACCAAGCAGAAGCTGCAGGGCGAAGAGGCGATGCAGCTTCTCGAACGGGGCGTGCCGGTCTGGGACTTGCTCGGCAAGAAGCTCGGCAAGACTACGGCCGAGGTGCAAGAGATGGCGACGGCCGGCGACCTCGGCCGCAAGGAAATCGGCCTTCTGATCGAGGCGATGGGCGAGGCCAACAAGGGCGCGTCCGAGAACATGTCGAAGACCTGGGACGGGATCATCTCGAACCTCGTCGACTATTGGTCGAAGTTCCAGCGCATGGT